ATCTCCTCCAGGTAGACAATGCTACCGTTAGCCAGCGAGGCTAACCCATCGGCATTTCGACTTGAAGCTGCCGCGCTTCGTACTGTGCGTGAAGGTTAAACCTTCTGTCCTCCCAGTGAGGAAGTGCAGAGGGTCTAGATCGCGCTCGTCGCTCCAGTCGGAGTAACTTGCAAGGTCTCCTTCATACGGTCGTAGTCCATCTGAGCTCTGCTCGTAGCGCTCTTCAACCATGGTTGAAACTCCGCATGAGGAATCCTCATGAGAGTACAATTCTGTTTGAATATCGCATACGCTGCCAGAGCCGATGGATGCGACAACCTGTGGGTTCTCAAGTTGAGACTCAACCAAATCGGCTCGAATGCTGATTCGAGGCCTACGTAGCCTGTTAACCAGGCATGCGCGGGCATCGATATCATAATCGTTCCGTCGGTTATTGGGTTCAACAGTTGAGAATCCCCACTTGTTGAGGCAGGCGAGTTCGTCTCCATCAATACTATCCTTTCTTTTGATTGGATCGTAGTGTAGTCTCTTTTGTTTCCAAGTATGGAGATCGCGATCATATCGCAAATCCGTACTATAAAGGAAACTCAAGAAGGCTAAACCCGAACCGAGTATTCTCGTTTTGGGTATGGTACGTCTCACCACTCGACAGATCAGATCGCGTATGGCCTGAGCCACAACCCACTTTCCTCTAAGATAAAAGAGGTCAGCAGTTGCGGTCCAAGACATAACGTCTTCTGGTCCCCAGTGTCGTGAATCGTCGGACGGAACCGTTCTGGCATAGACGGGATTAACCGCAGTGCCATTATAGTAATCCGCACCGCAAGACTCTCGGAAATGTGAATTTCTGAAAGACTTGTTTACGTTAACCTTAAGAGCATAGCTCTCTAGGTAATTCACGACAACGTCCGCATACTCTACAGGGACAATAATGTCATCCCCGTAGATATCTATCATGCGTGAATACGCCTTGATAGATGAACTTGTCGGACGCTTCCCATCGAGTTGATGCATAGCGCTTTGAACAAGGGTGTAAAACACCATTGCTTCAACGGGAAAGCATAAAGCTGATCCCATTGATGCATACTTGAACAAGACTATGTTTCGCCCATCGGGAAGAGTAGCATGTAACGAACGAGCATCTTCTAGGTATGGAAGAAGCCCTGAGTTCTTAAAGATGCGCTGAACCAAGTGCAAATGCACCCGGTCAGAAGCATCCTTCAGGTCTAGCGTCGCTAGTCGTCTATCGATACTGCTACTGTAAGCGAGTTGCTGATTTACATCCTGCCGTACGAAACGGATAGAATGTTTAGTCAGTGCGTGAGCCTCCAATATCGTGTAAACATAATCCTTAACGGATTGCTGTTTAAACTGCATATGTGAAGGTTCTATCGCAATAACTCGTGGCGACGTTTGCGTCTTAGGAACGAAGACTACTCGAACAGGAAGTTCATCCTTAATTCGAAGATAGTCCAAGTTCTCCGGCGCATTCGAACCTTTCCATATACCACTGGCTTGTGCCGCTAAACCGTAATTGGGATAGCAGTGTAAGTCAGATGGAAAGGTATGCTCCGATCTCTGATTCCAACGGTAGATACGATTACGCTGGTTTAGCGCAAATCGTTCCGCCGTTGCACCAGGGCCGTGATGACAGATAAGAGTAATGGGATCAATCTCAGGAAATACCTGAGACCAAATGATACCCGAGATCTTATCAAGGAATTCATCCTTTCTCTCCACTTGAGAGGTCATCGCGCGGAGATCGCCTTCTACGTCGACGAAATGCTGTATAGCAGCTCTATTACGCGAGTCGCTACACTCAATCTTTAGTTTCTTGAAGAAACGACAGATTTGCCTGATAAAATAAACTGTATCAGGGCATATATCGTCGAGTAGCTTACCATCAACCGTAAACACGCGTTTGAAGAAACCTCCGAGAAATCGGGGGAGCCTTCCATGCCTACTAAAAGATGTAGGACATGAGAAACGACCTTCCTCTAGTCCCCGTTCAAGGGAATCTGAGAGAGAAGGTAAGGTTATCGTCAGAAATGATAACCCCTCGTGTTTACAACGACGTCGCAAAGTTGCGATGTCGCGTTCTACGGACAAGTCTAGGTCCAATTCTGCTTGACGCAGAACGGCCTCGACGAGCATGGTCGGTCTTTTCACTGTAACCTCCATTTTTATGGTGGAAACAGGACCGTCTAGGCTTACTCCGGCTAGCGGAACCTACTGATTGTTCTTTCCAAGTTTATCATGGAAAGACAGAAGGAGTTCATTGATAAACTCGATAATCATTTGTAGAATTCGAGTCTTCATTAGAACTCACCTCCGAGGATCTTATTGTAATTGGCGTTAGTAAGCCAACCCTTAAGACCATCGATCAGATAGGCGAGCTCAGTGTCCGAAAATACACCATTGCGTGGCTCGTCAATGACGAGATACACACTGGCGCCAACCTGTGCATTAACTGCACTGATTGGGTCGGCAGCAATCTTTGTCTGCGCGACACGGACTTCCCTACGGAAACGAGTAGAAGTAGAATTCTGCTTCGTCACGAGGGAGAGAGTACCATCAGCAAACGTATAAATTCGCTGCGTTGGACTATCGTTAGTCAACGCAAGCGACTTTGCTACGGCGTTAATGGTAACTGACTGAGGATCTGCAAGCACTAGAAGCTCCAATTTGTTACGCTTTACTCGTGCGGAAACTGCCGCACACAGTAATAACTAGCCAATTCGAGACAGACCTAGTGCCCCAAGGATAGCTAGCTGCGTCCCCGTAAGTGTATTAGGGGACGTACTTAGACTAAAAGGATCACCTTTGATTCTTCCTTTAACGGAAGTTTCGCAGGTGCTTGTGCCGGAGACTACTTTCGGCTGGCCACTATTCGCATCATGGAATGTAAAAGTACATCCCAATGACGTGAATATACCCGACGTGCACATAAGATAAAAATAATCATATGCACCACGTTCGGCTACACTATCGGTGAGATTATCAATAACATCACCAAGAGTAGTAAAC